ACTAAAATATGCAATTAAACACAAAGGTTGGACCAATGATATCGACGATTACTATCTTGGACCGATTGACGGCAGCCAAACTAAGGAAGCCACTCCAGATGCATTATTTGCATACGGAGTAAATCGATTACATCCAAAAGAACTAGTTAATGTGTCGCAGTGCGGATACTGGATTGACAAGGGCGTATCAAATTTTGAAAAAGATACTAATCAATTTGCCAATTATAGACATGCCATGCACGTTGATGCAGTATTGGTTGGGAAATATTTTAAGAAAAAATGTCTAATTGAAAAAAATGCTAGGCATATCGACGATGAAGTAGTTGATGCAATTTTAGATGAACGCGGATTTATTAAATCAGTTGTGTTAAAAAGTGGCGGAGTTGTTGAGGGAGACCTATTCATTGACTGTTCTGGGTTCAGCAAGGTACTAATGAAACACATGCCAGGAAACAAGTGGGTTAGCTATCAGAAAAATCTTCCGTTGAATACTGGGTTACCTTTTCAATTAAAATATAAACAACATGAGGTTCCCGAACCATATACCACTGCGTGGGCTCAAAAGAATGGGTGGATGTGGCAAATTCCGTTAATGGATCGCAAAGGATGCGGTTATGTATTTTGTGATGCATTTACAACTCCGGATAAAGCTCAAGAAGAAATTGAAACTATCCTAGGCCAAGAAATTGATCCTATCAAAGTTATTAAATTTGATACTGGTCGCCAAGATTCTGCATGGATCAATAATTGTATAACCATTGGGCTTAGTTCTGCGTTTTTAGAACCCCTAGAAGCAACGTCTATTCATTCAACAATAGTACAGGGTAGAACATTGATATTTGAATACATTAAATCTACTATCGACGATACAGTAAATTTGGGATCACAAAACATTTACAATCAACGAACTCGAAAAATGTTTGATGATGTCAAAGACTTTTTAGTAATACATTATATGGGTGGTCGAAGCGATACTGAATTTTGGAAGTATATCAACACCGGAGTTACAAAAACTCCCTACGTTGAAGACCTGTTAGAAATGGCCAAACATCGATTGCCTACATCTCACGATTTTCCTCGATATGCAGGATCTGCAGGATGGGCCTTATACAGCTATGTGATGGCTGGTATAAATCGACTAAACAATGCTAATGCATTAACTGAATTAGATCTTGCTGTGCCAATGCATGGTAATCTACGAGATATTACTGCCCAGGCATATTATGATTTACAAGATGAGTTTGCTAGAGAAATTAGAAACTATCAATCTTATGAACAGTTTATAAATTATTTTAGAAAGATTAGAGAAGATCGTGGATTATCGAATTAATAAAATCAAAGACGAGATACTAGTTATTGATAACGTAGTACCCGAGTCTTTTCAAAATGCAATAGTTAATAGAATCCAAGGAGATCAACACTTTCCTTGGTTCCTATTGCATAGAATTGGTCATCCAGATCATTACGGTGTAGGAACAACACCGCAATATCTTGATCCTAACATCACAGACGATGTTGGATTTTTCCACATGGCGTTTGACGGAAGCTCGGCATCGACTCATTATGATTTCTTTAGAGCAATATTAGAATTTTTTACAGAAAAAACAAATATCAAAGTAAACAATGTTTTAAGAATAAGACTGCGATATACTCACAAAGGTCGGGGACACGACGGATTCAAATATGCTGCGCCGCATGTTGATTTTAACACAGGACACCCGTACAGTACTCTGGTATATTACGTAGACGACAGCGACGGAGATACTATTATATTTGACAAGATCTTTAATCCTCAAGAAGAAGAGTACAATCCCATCTTTGCACAGCCACTGCCAGAACTGGCAAGAATAACACCAAAGAAAGGGCAAGGATTATTTTTCAACGGGCATCGATACCACGCAGGCAATTATCCAGTTAATCACAGTTCTAGAATTGTAATTAATTTTGACTTTGAATAAATTAGTAAAAGTTAAACGACAGTGATATTCTTCTATCATCAACTTCGTTAGTTAAATTTTGTCGTACATAATGAGACAAGTGGCCTGGAAATAAAATTAACATTCCTTCTACCGGAGCATACCAATGCTCGGTATTGATTCTGTTATTATCGATCTCAAGATTCTCTTCTGAGATCTTGTTATGTATAAATTCCATTTTATCGTGCTCTGAATTAGCTCGTAAAAATGTTATATTTCCGCTGTTTTCGGGAACCTTGATATAGTATACTCCACTTAAAAAAGCATTAGGATGTGTATGTTCTCTATTCGAAGAATACTTGTAATTGACATTGTACCAATATCCAACTTGATCCATTTTACATGGTAATGACCAAGATTTGGCCGCCATGCCAGCTGCTGGACAAATGACATTATCAAATAAATCAGCCGTTGCTGAGTTATCAAAATTTGGCGAATGAATCACTTTTGATTGGAATCCGCCTTCGTTGCTGCGCTGATTGCCAACATCAGTGGATTGTATTTTTTCTATAGCATCAACTATGCCTTTGTGGTCTGTAGTGTTGATATAAGTAATAAAGCATGATGTTACAAACAGCAGGTTTTCAGTTAAAGTGAACATTGATTATTTATAGAGTGTGATAACATAAAAAATATAAAATGAAAGAATTGTTAATACCGTTGGCTAGTATTCCGCTGTTTGTTTCGGAAGATTTTAAAAAATTGTCTGAGATAGAGTATACTACGTTAGTAAATTTAGGAGAAAAGCTGTCCGGTGGAGGTGGCAATAACTTCATTTCATTAAATCGCCAGCTATTAGAGTTAGAAGAATTTAAAGATTTAAAAGTTAGCTTTCAAGCAGCATTAGATCATTACGTGCATGATATTTTAAAACTAGAAAATAAGTTTTTTATAACTGACAGTTGGTCCACACGGAATCCTCAAAATACTTTTCATGCAGAGCATTTTCACGGGAATAGTATTTTTTCTGGTGTACTATATGTCGATGTCGACGGCGGAGATTTAGAATTATTATTTGAACCGGTATTTTCTAAAAATTTTCAATTTGACTATACGATAAAAGAATACAACCTATTAAATTCAAAGAGTTGGTCTTTGGGTTTAAAATCAGGGATGCTAGTGATATTTCCAAGCTGGGTGAGTCATCGTGTCAGTCCAAATCTAAGTACAGCCGATCGACGAATTATAGGATTCAACTCGTTTACTTCTGGAAAGTTTGGATCTGACTCAACCATAGACAATTTAAACATTGAGGCAATATGAATTTAAAAACTTTACAATTTCCCAATATTGGTGTAATAACTGCTGTCTTCACTGACGAAGAGTTAGCTCCCCTCAAAGAAGAAATTTTAGAAATTCAAAATAATTTTAATCTAGCTAAAAAACATAATAAAAAACTTGTTGGGCATATTAAAAAAGAATTTGAATTAATTAAATCTAAAGAACATATTAAAAAAATACTCGAACCGTACATTTGGGAGTTTGATAACTCGTTTGGATATCTTAGTTCACAATCTATGTTAACTTCGGATTGTTTGTTAACTTTAGATTCTGCATGGGTCAACTTTCAAGAGAAGCACGAATTCAATCCATTTCATAATCATAGCGGCGTGTTGTCATTTGTAATTTGGATAGAAATCCCGTATAGTATAGGGGATGAAAATATGTACTCCCCAGGCGCTGAATCTTCAAATCCGTTAGCAGGAAAATTTACATTTTACTACATCAACAGTTTAGGAAAAATATGGCGTCAAGACATAGACGCAGACAAAAGCATGGAAAATCATTTTTTCTTATTTCCCGCAGAATTAAATCACTCAGTTGCTCCTTTCTATACATCTGATAAGTATCGCATAAGTGTGTCAGGGAATTACAAATTTCAAATTCCAGAGAAAAATAAAGATGAATAAATTAGAAAAAATTTCAATAGTTGGTGGCGGAACTGCCGGGTTTACATCTGCTCTAATTCTTAAGACTCGATTCCCGAATGTAACGGTCGAAGTAATTAGATCTAAAAAAATAGGGATTATTGGAGTTGGAGAGGGCAGTACCGAGCATTGGAATGAATTTATGAAATATATTAGTATTCCATTCCAAGCAGTAATTCGTCATTGCGATGCTACTTTTAAATGTGGGATTATGTTTAAAGGTTGGGGTAAGAAAGATTATATGCACAGTATTGGTCCTGAAAACGATATTAAAAACGGACAATACCCCACAGTTTACGGAAAATTATTAAGCGACGGTTCTCCTAACCACACATTTAATCCCAGTTTAACTTGGAAGAATAAGGTATATGCCAAGCATCTTGACCCGGATGGCGGTTCTCCGTTTAATCAATACCATTTTAATACTAATAAATTAAATGATTTTCTTACAAAGATTGCAGAAATACGGGGTATCGATGTCATCGACGATGAAATCTTAGATATAGAACTTAACGATTTAGGTGATATCGGTAAATTAGTCGGAGAACAAAATTCTTATACATCTGATTTTTATATTGACTGCACAGGTTTTAAAAAGTTGCTAATATCTAAATTAGGTGCTACTTGGAAATCTCACGCAAAATATCTTAAGATGAAATCTGCAATTGTTTTCCCTACAGAAGAAAAAGAAGAATACAATATGTGGACTACTGCACAGGCCATGGATTACGGATGGATGTTTAATATTCCTGTGTGGGGTCGGTGTGGTAACGGATACATCTTTGACAGCGATTATATCACTGCTGATCAGGCAAAGCTAGAAGTTGAAAAGTTTTTAGGTAAAGCAATAACAATTGGAAAGCATATTAATTTTGATCCGGGACATTTGGATCGGGTATGGATCAAGAATTGCTGTGCTATTGGTCTCAGTGCTAATTTCATAGAACCGTTAGAAGCTACATCTATAGGAACTAGTATCCAGCAGGCATTTTTATTAATGCATAGATTACCTAACTATACCGAAAAAACTATTGAAAAATATAATAATGATGTGAATGACATTATGATTAATATTCGAGATTTTGTAATACTGCATTATATCACAAGTAAAACTAATACACAGTTTTGGAGAGATGTTTCTCAGATGGAGATTCCAGATTCTCTTAAGGAAAAGTTAAAACAATGGCGTACTAATTTGCCAATTGCAGATGACTTCAACAGCCAGACAGCATATGTTTTGTTTCGAGACGCACATTATCTTCAGGTACTTGCTGGATTAGATTTATTTGATCAAGAAAAAATAAAACAAGAGTATGACATGATGCACCATGATATAAAAAATGTTGCTGAAAATTTTATACGAGAAACTAGGACTTTTGAAAAAATGAATCTGAGTATAGGACATAAAGAATTTATTTCTACAATTCGAAACAAACAAATTTGATGGAAAAATATTATGGATGATAACACCTACTGGAAAAATGTTTATAGAGGAAAAGTAAAATTTGCTTCTAAAAATAACAGCGATGTTATTCCTTGGGAAATTAAAACTGTTGATCCAAATCTAAAACAATTTTTAGATTCTATTGATTTAAATACCGGAGAACTTTTAGAATTAGGGTCTGGAAGCGGATACGATAGCGTATATCTTGCTGATCACGGATTCGATGTTACCGCCATCGATGTTTCAGAGGATGTGATAGAATTATCAAAAAAAATACATGTAAATTCTAAAGTAAATTTTATAGCAGTAGATTTTTTTCAAGATAGCACAGACAAAAAATTTGATGTAATTTATGATAGAGGATTCCTACACAACTATAAAAATAGATTACAAGAAATTTTTGAAAAATTAAATGCATTATTGACTGACAACGGAAAACTAATTATTATAACAGGCAGTCCGTGTCAGCCTATTATAGAGTCATGTATGCCGCCGCCGATATTTTTAGGAGAAATAGAATACTACTCTTCTAACTTTTTTAAAATAGTATTGGCAAAAGAGGTACCTTTTATAACTGATGCTAATTTTGAAAACTGCCTGGGGTATATGTTTGTACTAGAAAAAATTAATCCAAATATAAAATATAACAGATAAACTTAGATAAAATTAACGGCAATTGAAATTCTAGGTTCAATATTAGTTCCAGGTTGAACCATGTGTCTTAGATAAGATCTGAATGCTATCAAGGTTCGTTCAGTTGCAGGATATTTTATTCTTGTAAAACTCAATTGATTTTTATCTGAGATTGCTTTTAATGGGAACATATCAGGTTCTTTTGGATCTTCGAATACGATGCCTCCAGAACCCTCCGGAGCTAATAGATAATACGAACAACTAAAAATAGCAGCATTGTGAGTGTGTAATTCTTGATAGGTATTTGTATTGTTTATGTTTAGCCATGCATAACTAATTCCATAGGTTCCGTTGGAATTATGCATTTTAGCAAAGCTATTCACATGCATTGATATCAAATTTAATAACGGTCTAAATTTTATATCTTTTTGCAGGTCGTATGTTCCGTGAGTATTGTAGGTATCTCCGTACCAATCTTCTCCTCCAGAAGGAATTTTATCTCTAAGACTCAACGAGTATTTCACTAACTCGTCATTTTCTTCTACTGATATTAAATTATCTTCTTTATATATTGCGACAGGAAACCACATCTCAACTTGGGACATCTTTATCTCCCCAAATATTAAACGAAACAGCAATTCTATTTTCAGGTGATAAATTCATATCAACTGAATGTTCAAGCCAAGATTCAAACATGATCATTTCTCCTTCTATTGGTGTGTACTCAGCGTAATGATAATTATATTCGTTCGATGTTATTTTTATGTTTTCAAAAAACACATCAGTTGCTCGCCTTCCTATGATAGGATTATAAAATCTTATATTTCCACAATCTTTTGGTGCTTTTAAATATAACACACCGCTGATTATTGCACCGTAATGATCGTGCTTGTTAAAATGAGTTCCTGTTGGGTATAGTTGTAGCCAAGAAGTAATTTCTAAATAACACTTGGGATTAAATCCTCGAAGATTTAAAAATTCTCTTGCTTTTGAATTTATGTAATTCAAAAGTGTTTTGTCATCGAGTTTTCCTAAAAAATCTTTATGATTGTAAAAAGTTGTTACTAATTCTTGATTCGGTTGTTCCGCTTCTAATAGTTTTTCAGATTCGATATACTGATCAACTAGAGCTGTAGTAGACTCGACTATTGCAGGGTCAACTGTTATTCTAACTATCGGAATAGGAAATAAGTGATCTAATCTCATAATGGTAATAAATTAATATTGATGATAATTCTTCTTTTTGATTCTATAGGATTGCTAGCAGTATGATATCTAAATCCACTGATCCATACCAGTCTGTTTGCCTTAGGTGTGATCCTGCATTTGGTTGTAAACTTTTCCGGTTCTTTGTCCCAACTATCTTTAGTTTGTGTAAACTCTTGATCAAAAATACGAGTATCTCCGTCAGAGTCATTAAGATAATATATCATTGTTTCATGAGGGAAAAAATAATCAACGTGCGGTAGATTATAATTTTCTGAAGTAAACTCAAGTTTAGGACTTTTCATGCTGGACCTAATCCTAATAAAATGATCTTTTGTAAATCCTAGATTTTCTTGTAATCTTTTAAAAAAATCATTCAAATACTCGGCAGCAAAACTTTCAACATCGTATTCTTTGTCATAAAAGATGTGATGGAAACCATCAGTTTCGACGGCCAGCGGATCTACGATTTCGTTTTCCTCGGGCGGTAAAGACACATGTTCGCAATAAAACCAAGGAAAATTAACCGATAGAATATGTTCTTGTAATTTTTCAAATTCAAGATCTGGCAAAAAGTTATCTATTACATGAATTTTATTATTCATTATATAATGTTAAAATTAATAATGCAACGCATATTTTGTGTTGGTTGCTCTGCTGTATGATAATACTTACCGTCAAATATCACTGCCCTGCCTCGTTTTGGTTTGACTCGTTGAATTATGTTATAATCCTCAATATTATGATGATACTCTTCAATGTTCCCTTCTCTAGTTTTATCCACTATCAGTGTATCACCATCAGAATCAACTACGTAATAAAGTACGACCAAATGATCGTATGGTAAATCTATGTGTAAACGATCTACTTGTTTTTTTAAAAATGTGTTGTTTAATGGGTATTGTAGAAAACTTCGGCATTGCACAACTTCATTAAATTTAAAATTAACTTCAGATGATCCGATATGGGCCAAAGGCATGATTAAATCAAAATAATTACTTGTTGGATTTTTATTTCTGCAAAATAGATGTGCATGTGCAGGGTGTGGTTGTCCTAAATTTTCAGCTTCAATTAATGATTTTCCAAATGTAATATCTTCGGCAAAATACCAAGGAAAACTATGTCCAAGTAATGTGTTTTTAATTTCTTCTTGGAATGACGTTGAGATGAGGTTGTCGATAATGTGTATCATGTGGCAATATTTATGAAATTCTAAGAGGCTTCTCAAAAAATATAAGTACAGTGTATGGTAAATTGAGGAAAAGTATGAATGTATCCAGTATAACTATTGTAGGTGGCGGAACTAGCGGATGGCTTGCTGCTGCATATCTATATAAGAATCAACCCGATATAGCGATAACAGTTATAGACAAGGAAGTCGGAACTCCTATTGGAGTTGGCGAAGCTACTCTACTAAGTTTTAAACCATTTATGGATGAATGCGGATTTAAACTTGAAGACTGGTTTACTCCCATAGACACCGGGTACAAGTCTGGAATACTATTTGCTAATTGGCGTGAGCCCAAAGACGACATATGGCATCCGTTTTATAAAGGGAATAGGAAATTATTCAACACCACGAATATATGGGATGTTTGGTCTTGCGATCAGAGCTTTGATTTTAAAAAATATGCATTGTCAAGTTATGAAAATTCAGTGGATCATAATTCACTCGATTCCAATGCGATAGATAATTATGCATTTCATGTAGATTGCAATAAGTTGGTAATTTTTTTACAAGACAGGCTAAAAGATAAAATTAAAATTGTTCGTTCCGATGTTGTAAAGGTACACTATAAAGATAACGATATTATCGAGTCATTGGAATTAAAAAATACAGATCGTATAGTTAGTGACTTGTATGTTGACTGTACAGGTTTCCAAAATATTTTAAGAAAACCAACCAATCGAATTGATTTAAGCGATCGACTGTTTGTTAATACCGCAGTGGCATGTCCTGTGCAGTATCAGGATAGAGCAAGCGAATTCAAACCTTATGCAGTGTGTGAAGCAGTTGATCATGGATGGATATGGAAGATAGGAGTGGCTTCTAGGATTGGTAGCGGTATGGTTTTTAATCGACATATCACTGACATAGAGGAAGCCAAAGAGTATTTTGTTAACCATTGGAACAACCGAATCAACAAAGAAAATGTTAGGGTCATACATTGGGATCCATTTTATAATGAAGATCAGTGGGCTGGTAATGTAGTAACTGTTGGGTTAAGTGCTGGATTTATCGAACCATTAGAAAGCACAGGCATTGGCTTGATCACCTATGCCATTGGACAACTAAACAGTGCGATCTATGAAAGACGATTTAGTGATATTGATAGAACAAATTTTAATTTACAAATGAAAATTCTGTTTGAAGACTGTGTGGATTTTGTAAGTATGCATTATGCAAATAATTCAAGATCTAGTAAATTTTGGGATTATGTTAAAGATAAGTTTGCGCCATCAGCTCGGATGAATCACTTTGTTAATGAGTTAATCAATCCTAGTATTGCTGTTCCTAATGCCGGCAAGTATAATTATATGTTTGGCGGATCTAACTGGAGTTTGATGCTAATTCAGTTAGGATATAAACTGGCTTCTAGGAATATCCCCATACCACCAGAAGCGTCGGGAGAATTATTAGTAAAAAATTACATTGAGCACGAAAAGCATCGACATATTTGGGGTAGACCGCATAGTGCTGAAGTTGATCGAATTACCGAATTAAACAAACTATGAAACTAGTCAATTGGTCTTTTATTACTAGTCACGAATGGGACACTGATCATTTAAGCTGTATTAGACCATTAGTTGATGTCGCAGTACATCCGTATGAGCACTTATCTAAAGAAATAGCAACAACTAGAAAAGGTTCAACGTTTTTAAAATGCCCTGCACATACTGATTTTTTGAAAAATACGTTTGTATTTCTAGCACCGTTTGATGTTACTTTAGATATTAATATTACTGATGCTAACAGATCAATACTAAGTGAAAATTTAAGTCAAGCAGTGTTTGATAATTTAATCGATACTAGATTCTTAGAAGATTACGATAATCAAACAAATCCGTATCCGCTTATTGGCATAGATTGGCTCAACATATTCACTTGCAACGATTCATTATTGCTACAGGTATTACCTGCATTTATGCATCACACGGAATTCTCAAAGTCAGCAACTGTGATCCCAGGCGAGTTTGATATAGGAAAATGGACTAGGCCTGTTGAAATAGTATTCGAAGTTAAATCGAATCAAGAAAAGATAGTTATTAACAAAGGCGATGCTGTTGCCTATTTTAAATTTAACACAGATCAACTGATTAAATTAGTTCCAGCCAGCACTCCGTGGTCTGAAATTAAATTATGCAATTCTATTAGACAAGAAAATGCGTTTAGGCCTCTTAAAGAACGATATGAAGAATTAAAAGATAAAAAAATTACAAGGTGTCCACATGAGTCAAAAGATTAAAAATATTGTAATTGTTGGAGGCGGTAGTGCTGGGTGGATTGTGGCTGCATCGCTGGTTACTCAATTGAAAGACACAAATATCGCAGTGATCGAAAGTCCTAGTATTCCCACAGTAGGAGTTGGTGAAAGCACAGTAGGCGGTATCCGTGGGTGGTTGCGAATGGTCGGAATCACTGATCGAGACTTCATGAAGGCCGCCGATGCTTCTTATAAAATTGCCATCAAATTTAATAATTTTTATAATAAAGATAGCGGTACGTGGTATTATCCGTTTGGGCTTCCTTGTTTGGATGGCAATCTACATCTTAGAGATGATTGGTTTATTAAGAAAGCTCTATACCCAAAGACGCCTACCGATGACTATGTTAACTGTTATTACTCTCAGATGGCATTGGTCAATGCTAATAAAATTTTAACGGATAGTAGAGAACTAGATAATTTTAATTTTTATAACGATACTGCATTTCATTTTGATGCAGCCAAACTTGGAGCTTGGTTAAGAGATAGTCATTGCAAGCCTCGAGGAGTTACTCATATTTCTGCAGAAGTTACTAAGATTACTACCAATGATAATGGTATAGAGTTGTTAACGTTGGATACCGGCGAACAAGTTTCAGCGGATTTATTTGTGGATTGTACTGGATTTAAATCCATGCTATTAGGCGAAGCATTAGGTGTACCGTTTAACAGTTACGAACATCTGTTGCCTAATAACAGAGCATGGGCTACTAGGATCAACTACACCGATAAAGAAACTCAACTTACCACAGTTACTGAATGCACAGCATTAGATAACGGGTGGGTATGGAATATTCCACTATGGAGTAGAGTAGGCACTGGATACGTGTACAGTGACAAGTATATCTCTCCGGAAGATGCCAAAGCAGATTTTATAAAATATCTAATATCCAAAGGTTACGATACCACTAATTGTGAATTTAGAGATATTAATATGCGGGTAGGCATGCATGAAAAACTTTGGGAAAAGAATGTTGTGGCATTGGGATTAAGTGCGGCATTTATTGAACCTTTAGAAAGCACAGGCCTACTTACTACTCACGAATTTGCCAGAACATTGTGCAGTGTACTGCTTAGAGGCAGTGTTAGTCAATGGGATCGAGATGAATTTAATTTAAAATGCCAAGATGAATTTAACTACTGGGCACATTTTGTATCAATGCATTATGCTCTAAGCCATCGAGATGATTCAGATTATTGGAAAGATATAGGTAAAAAGTCCTATACAAAATTGGCTCCTGTGGTCAATCAATTACAAACTCAGGGATTGTATTATCAAACAATGTATCAGAAAAACTTTGTGAGATATTTTCAAGAAGATCCAGGAATTAATTGTCTAGCAGCTGGCATGAATTGGAATGCCAACGATATAGCATTATTAAACCATATTTTTCCTGTTGGTACAGATCTTAAACAAGAGTTTTCTATTGTGATTCAAAAACTTGAACAAAAGAAAACAAAATGGAAAAAGGCTGTAGAAACAGCCCCTTCGTTATATCAGTATCTTAACGACACTGTATATAAAGATTAGTATTTAATAATAACTACACCTGATCCGCCATTACGGCCATGTTGTCCACCACCACCACCACCTCCGGTGTTGGCACCGCCTTCGCCGCCACGTGCTGTGGCAAATCCATCAGTGCCATTGTTTAGTGATTGGCCACCGCCTTGACCAAATTTTCGATCACCGCCGTAGGGTCCGCTATGGTGAAAACTTCCGCCACCACCACCACCAATGCCTCCAGCCGATCCATTAACGTTCCAACCTAGATGACCACCGCCAGCACCGCCGCCACCAAAGTACAGTGTTCCGCCTAGAATATCTGTTGCACGGCCAGGGCCGCCTGAAATCTGATCGCCTCTAAATGATGAACGATAACGCTGACGACCGTCAGGAGAGCTTGCTCCAGGACCTCCAGCACCACCACCACCACCACCGGTGTGTGTATTTTCAGTGTCTGCATTAAATCTAAGACCTGAACCGCCGGGATATCCTTGACCGTCAATGCCTCTGCCACCATAGTTACGCTGGCGACTATCAACACCGTCACCTGTGTTTGATCCACCACCACCTGATGCTCCGGTGCGACCGCCAGTTCTTCCGTTGTCCATCGAAGGTGGCGCAGCTGACTGCCACGATCCACCGCCACCACCACCACTGGCAGTGATAGTTGAGAATACTGAGTTTCCGCCGTTGGCTGCAGACACAGTAGGACCCGATGGTGAGCCACCACCGTCATATTGTTTTGATCCATCACCCACTGTTATTGAGTAACCAGTACCTGAAGTAACAGGAAATGCTCTATTAAGGATAACACCACCACCACCACCGCCACCTGCCCAATCATAACCGCTGGCGGCTCCGCCGGCGACCACTAGCACTTGTACAGTTCCGGAGTGTGCAGGCGTAAATGTATGAGCACCTAATGCAGTAAACTGATGCACAATATTTCCTAGCACATATGATATGGTGTTTCCGCCTGTGCCCACAAGTCCTTGACTGTATCCTGTTACTGGACGCCACGCTGTGCCATCATAAAATTCCAAAGCATTTTGACTGTTGGTTGTGTTATATCGAATTTTGCCAGTTCCGGCTACTGTACTAGAAGTGTTGTCTGGGGTAACCACCGCACTAGCAATGCTAAGTGTTGTATTTTTTAGTGTTGCCATTTGTATTTTTCTCTTTAATATCTGACAATTACTATGCCAGTGCCGCCAATTTTTGCAGAACCGTATGCACCGCCTGATCCGCCGCCTGTGTTTACGCCAGCTGTGCCGCCTTCATAGCCGCTGTTAGCGACGCCACCGCCACTGTTTAATGCTTGCCCACCGCCACTGCTGCTACCAGCTGTGCTAGGGTATCTTGGGTTTCCGTGATTTAATGTACCGCCACCCCCACCACCAATTCCGCCACTTGATCCATTGGTGGTATTTCCTTGGTGACAAGCGCCACCGCCACCACCTGCCCAATACAGAGTATATCCTAGAATATCGTTGGCTGCTCCTGGACCACCTTCGCCCATGCGGCCTTCGTGGCAGTCATCTTCTGAACTGAATCCAGGTCCACCTGCTCCGCCACCGCCACCTGCTTTGTGACTGTCTTCACTTTGACGGTTAAATCTAATGCCTGATCCGCCTGGGAATCCTTGACCAGACACTGCTCGACCGCCCATGTTTGTGTTGCGGCTGTCGTTTGGTCCAGTATGGCCGTTTGATCCAGCACCGTTTGAACCGGTACATCCGCCGCCACCTGAGCCGCCAGGACGGGCTGCATTCCCGTCCCATGATCCGCCACCGCCACCACCGTTGGATGTGATAGTTGAAAACACTGAGTTTCCGCCTGTGTATCCTGGAGGACTTTGTCCGTAGGTGTTAGCTGCACCACCGTTGCCTACGGTCACTGGGTATCCAGTGCCGGAACTAACTGGGAATGCTCTATTGTAGGTAAACCCGCCACCGCCACCACCGCCACCTAGGTGGCCGCCGCCTGATGCACCACCACCAATCACCAATACTTCAACAGTTCCTGTGAATGCTGGTGTAAATGTTTGACTGCCTACAGTAGTAAACATATGTACTACACCGCTGGCTCTGCCAACATTTGAGCCTGCATACAATATCGTGTTGCCGCCGGTACCAATTGACCCTTTGCTAACGCCAGTGATCGGTCTCCAGCCTGTGTTATCATAAAATTCTAATAGAGTGTTTGCGGTATTGAATCGAATCATTCCAGGTGTAGGACTAGGCCGTGAACCAGTGGCTCCTACAGGTAGTGTAATAAATCCCGTGTCATTGATTGTTGTGTCTTTAAGCGTTGCCATTTATTCTCTCTTAATATCTAATTACTACAATTCCGGAACCGCCACCACCGTGTTGTGAGCCACCACCTCCACCACCGCCACCAGTGTTAGCAGCGCCGTTGCCGCCATATCGAGCATGGCCGTCATTATTACTAGCAGGCTGACCTTTGTTTAATGATTGTCCGCCACCGAAGCCGTTACCCACTGTGGGGTATCCTGGAACATAGTGAGCAGCTCCGCCACCTCCACCACCAACTCCGCCATCACCACCACCACCATCACAGATGTGTGGGCCACTGGCACCACCACCGCCCCAGTATAGTATATCGCCTAGAATATCACTGGCTGCACCAGGGCCACCATGAGTGGCAGTTTGTTGATTTTCGTCTTGGCTGGCCCAACCAGGGCCGCCGGCGCCACCACCACCACCACCGTTGTGTGTGTTTTCGCTGTCATCGTTGAAACGCACTCCTGAACCACCTGGAAATCCTTGTCCTGTAATACCAATACCGCCAAATACTCGAAGTCTACTGCTGTCAATACTTGTGTTTGCGCCACCGCCACCTGAACCGCCCGGGCCGCCTGGATTTTGTTGATCCCATGAGCCAGCTACACCGCCACCGTTGGCGGTTATGGTGCTGAAGGTGGTAGGGCTACCGTTTGCATTTGAATTTACACCGGCGCCAGCGCCAACAGTCACAGGATAAGCAGTTCCGCTACTAACTGGAAATGCACGATTGAATATCATGCCACCACCACCACCACCACCACCCCAACCGCTTGAAGATGCTCCACCGCCTGCAAGAACTAGTACTTGTACATAGCCGTTAAATGATGGCGTGAATGTTGCAGCGCCTACTGAGGTAAAAGTGTGTACAATATTATTATTAACTTTTGTGATAGAGTTTCCACCGGTGCCAATTGTGCCTGCACTGTAGCCAGTCACTGGCCGCCAATTTGTGCCGTCCCAAAATTCTAATAAATTAAAACTGGTATTGTATCTTACCATTCCTGTAGCAGGAGTAGCAGGCCGCTCAGCTGTTGTTCCCCTTGGTAGGGTAAGGTCAGTAAATGTGGTTGCCTGTAAATTTGCCATTTATTTTATACCTTTTTTAGGTCATTAATTTCTTTGTTTAACGACTTAATTGCTTCTAACAAATAGGCTGTTAGTTTGGTGTATTTAATACCATGAGGTTTGCCGTCAGCATCTAAACTGACTAGATCTGGAATAATTTTATAAACATCTTCGGCAATTAATCCAGCTTCGTGTTCTTTGTTGTCTTTGCGATCGTAAGTAACACCCATTAACATCAATACAGATTCTAATGCATTTTCAATTGGATTGATATTTTCTTTAAACACAATACTAGATGTTTCAACCAGTGTTGTGGCAGTTACTTGTCCTGAAACTCCAACACCGCCTGTGACTACCAATGTACCAGTACCTGTAGTTGATGATGCCACACCATCTGTCATCAACACGCTGGCTGCACCCTTGGTGCCTGAACTGGTACCTCTAATAGTAATCGTGGCACCGTTGGTTGTGGCACCGTATATGTTGACAAAGCTACCAATGGTAGAAGTTAGCTCACCAGTGCTGGGCACAAATGCTAGGTTTGTTCTAGCCAGTGGTGCTAGTGTTGTGGGCAGCGAACCAGAAGCAGTTCCAAAAAACGGATAATGAACAGTGGCCGTTGATCCTGGATCTGCAACAGAAATATTTCCGCCTGCACTGGCCCAGGATAAAACTCCGGCAGCATCACTAGTTAGAACAAATCCAGCACTAGCCGCTACTGCGGCTGGAAAAGTAAGAGTATAATTTGCTGCCATAACAGCCGCAGCTTGTAGAGCAATGTAGTTAGTGCCGTTGGCTGTGGCTTCTCTGAGTCGAAGATCACCTTGATCTGCAACAGTAATATCAGCAGCAACTATTACTCCGCCAGTGCCATTGGGATCCAGCGTGAGATCTTGATTTAATTGTGATGTTGTTAAGGTTGCGCCAGTGGCAGAGATATTTCCAATTTTCTCTTGGCCTACTGTGCCTCCGCTTGTTCTTCGTCCCATATTATATCCGCCTTATGCTGTTGATGTTTCTATGCCGTAGACCACAACACTTAATGTGGGAGTCCCGGTCGGTGTCGAAAACACTAATAGGTCTCCGGTCTTCATTACGATACCGGTGCGTTCTAGTACACCGTTGGCTACCAACGACGAATCGTATTCTATGTATTCTGCCACTGTTGGTGTTGCTAATGCTGACACTGCTAAACGTATGTTAGCCGGTGTGCTTGAATTGCGATTACATATATTTACAGAAACTACGCTGAATGAAGCTGCGGGTACTGTGTACACCGTGGTATCTGCTGTGGTTGTTATGTTAAAAGCGCCTAATCTTCCTGTTGCCATATTATTCTCCGTTAATTATTTAAAAAGTAATTCCATGCCACTGGGTAACCTCTTACCCCTGCCTGGAAATTAAAGTTAGCTTTCATAGCTATGGTACCGCCTGTGGTAGTTGTGATCTGTGTACCCGACACATTGATAAAACCAGCTACCAAGCTATTTACGTTCAAAGCAGCTCCACCACCACCAATTTGTGCAGAAATGTAAGATCTAATTGCTCTCTGTGTAGAAACAACGTTATCTGAATTAGCTGTTAAGAATGGATCTGTGCTAAATTCTGTAATTGTTGCTGAGTTTCCGCCCAATGTTATGTTACCCAAACTTAGTTCTGCTAGACCTGCAATGTTAAATGCATCAGCATTCAATGTTGCAACACCAGTACTTTGTTCGATAGTAAACAATTCACCAACTCGGAAGTTACCGTCTTGGTCAGTGGAGGTATAGAATACACGACCACCGTTGTTGTCCACAGTCTCATTGGCCTGTATAGCAGGCTGTGTAGGAATTCCTGGATAGTTGGTTTCTACAAAGTTACCTGTACCTATGTCTAAGAAGTCGTGTCCGGTGAGTCTCACTTGACTGTAACGAATACGTGTGGTTATTGCTGTGCCATCTGCAGGAGCATTAAACTCACTCATGCTTGGTGACAGCTGGAAGAATGCAGATCTTGCACCGTCAAACGTTCCGCTTTCTGAAAGCACCTGAACCAATTTGTATACAGTATTAGGCTGTGTGGCAAAAACCACGTTGGCACCTGCCCTAGGTATACCTGTTAGTCTCTTAACTCCGATAAATCTACCACTTTGGAAATTATTCCCGTAGCCGTTGCCTGTATCTTGCTCTATTATAGCTGAATCAAATCCTGTGCCGCGATTTTTAAAGCTGACGTTGGCACAAGCACCATCACCTATTCTCACTGTGGTAGGAGCTTCAAACAGATTGTTGGGATCAGTTATGGTAATAGTTGGTGCTGAGGCATAGGCTGATCCTGGATCGGTGACTCTGATAGCAAATATCTTTGAGTCAGAAACAAATGCACGAGCTTTGGCAGTGGCGCCTAGTATGGCACTAGATGCTGCTGTGGTTGATGCTGAAGGAATAATAGCCCATATGCTTGTTTGACTAGGATTACCATTCACAGCTTCAAGAGCTCCTGTGCCTGAAGCACGAGTGATTGCTCTGGTGGTCCATACTATGCCGTCTTCTGAGCTGCTCATGTTGTTGCTACTGCTTTGTGTGACTAAGAAAACACCTTGTCCGTAGTTTACACGAGTTGTTGTGCCTGATCCGATGTAGCCGCTGGAACCAGTTGAACTCCATGTTACGCCTTTGTCTACGCTCCATACTGGATTCACAGACCCGTCACTAGATACTACAACAAATTTGTTAGAACCATAGGCTATGCCGCTCCATGATGAAGCAGATGGTAATGTTCCGCCCGCAGTCCATGTCACGCCGCCGTCCGCGCTGTAGGCAGTGGTGTTAAAGAGAGAGCTGACTACTATCCATACTCCTTGACCATAAGCGATGCTGGTTCCTGTGCCGCCTGGTGTGCTGGCTCCTGCGACCCATGATTGGCCACCGTTGGTTGAATAACATGTGGTTCCGTCGAATCCTATAACTACCCAACGTGCAGCACCATTGATATTGCCATAGGCAACACCAACAGCTTGTCCACTTAAAGCTCCTGGCAATGCGCCGCCCGCAGTCCATGTTGTTCCGCCGTCTGTTGAATATGCATTGACTGTGGTACTAGTACTCACCGCTACCAAATGGTTGGCAATCGGGGTTGCTGTACCTGTACCCGAACCTATACCAGTGGCCACAAAATATGTGCCGACTAGATTGGCTGCAGATCCTATGCTGGTGTACACAGTATTACCCAGTGAAGTGATAACATAGGATCTACCTATGACGAATGCACCTGCAGTTTCTACTGTTGTTAATTTACCTGCAGCTATTGATGTCCAGTCTGAAGTACTAGGCAATGCCAACAAGTTTTGACTCCAGGTGGTACCGTTGGTAGAAGTATTAGTGGTTCTTGAACCGCTGGCTATTGCTACAAATTTACTACCAGCACCCACACCTGTGAATTCAAATGCAGTAATTGCTCCAGTGGTAGCGTTAACTGCTGTTACTGTGACAGTAACATCATTGGCACTTGGCGCACCGCCAAGATTGGTGCCAACAATAGTTAGTGTGTCTAGTCTTGCATATCCTGTTCCTGCACTAACAATAACCACAGCTGAATATTTTACACCTTTTCTTGCCACAGTGAACGTAGCGCCTGTGCCGCTGCCGCTGGTTGTGGTTGAAATCGGCGAGTACACTGCAGAAGTCGGAGCGTAAGTTGCATCGGTATAGCTCTGAGCTGTGCCTAATGTTCTTGCAGTACTGCTGTAGGTTGGTGAAGTAAATGTAACTCTTGGCTCAACTACATAGGTTGATGAAGCATCTGGTGCTACTATAGCAGTTCCCGGAACCAAATGATCCCAACCTGCACCCCCAGTGCTTTCTTTGGTCACAGTGGCAATTTTTGTACCAGAGGAATATGCATCTACAATACCAACCTGTCCTGCTCCAGCGCCCGAAGTTACAATCAACTTCATACCTACATAGGCATTGCTGATTTCGTCATCAGTGGCTGCTAGTGTTAGTTGAGTGGTTGTGCCACTTTGGGCAGTGTTGGCATTGGATAGATATCCGCTACCCCCTAGGTTACCGTCAGCTTCAGGAGCTGTAGTTGAATCATCTACGTTGTCTATCAATCTTACTTGGAATACAGCATCGTCACGGAAATCATCTTGTTCAACACTGGCACCTGCGCCGCCACCTGACACCGTCCAGGTGACTTCGGTATAATCAGATCCGGCATTGTCATATTCAAACTGCCAAATCTTATCAACACCGTCGGTGATAACACTGCCCACATCTGCTAGGTATGATTTATTATCTACCTCACATAATATTGGAGTTTCTGTGACGTCGAATCCTTCTGCTACAGAACCAAAGTCACCGTAGGAGTTGTTGCCGTTGGTGCCGCGAATACGACCGCCTGCTTCAGCAAGGTAACCTATGTGTGCATAGTATGAGAACACAGATACCAATTCAGCGCGACCATTGTTGGTAATCCATGCTCCGATACCGTCTGATATAATCTGGGTAAAGTCATTGGACACAATAGAATCATTGCCGCCGTTGTGTAGTGCGCCGTCAATCTTCTGACCGATTGCAGCATAACCAAATGTTGCTACGTTTTGCACATAAGGGGAACGTCCAATAATCCATGTACGGAAGTCATCTGGGCCCCAACCTGGATCCAATGAAGCATATGCGCCTGCACTTACTCTCGAAGTACCATATGCGTTTGGTGCTAATAAATCTCCGGTTAGGCCTTGAAGTGTTTGATTGCGTAAGCCTGTACCGTTGCGTAGATAGTACATGTCTTCTTCAAGACTTCCGGTTACTGCGTTAGCATAATATCTCGCTGCTAATCTAGATTTATAGTTGCCAGGATACTGCAAATCAAATTTCAACGCATCAACATATCTATCTACATCTCGCAGGCATGCCGCACTGTCGTAGTATAGACTCACAGTCATTGAGCCTGACTCATTAAGCTGAGTATCGAATGCAGTGTTGCTGTTCCTGGTTGTTGAAATTTTAAATGTTGTGGCGCTTACCACATTCTGTATGTAATAAGTTGTGCCGGTAGTTATTCCACCAAATACTGTGCCTGTGAATCTAATGGCTGCATTTCTTACCATCCAGCTAGTGTCTGTGCATGTGAATATGTCTGTGGCTGCTGTAGCCACCGTTACTGTAGTTGTATAAGTTGCGCCGATATAAGCTGATATTTCAGCAGAGATATAAGCACGATTACGTTCTAGTTGTAGTCTAGCCCAATCAGCACTTCTAATACTTGTTTGACATATAGATCCTTCGTTGGTAGCACCGTAGACAATGTCATCCAACAGTGTCATCAGTGTTTCAATACGAGCCTGTGCAGTGGCGTTGCCACCTACGTTGGCGCTGGCCAATCCTTTAACATAGGTAAATGAAGCTCTAGTAGCAGTCTTCTGATTCAGTGTGAATACATCAGCAGCCGTGGCTCTCAAATATGAGTATGCTGCTTCTCTAGTTTTAAAGTTACTGTTGAACATAAAGTCAAACATCACCGCTTCTAAAATCAATCTCACATCTCTTTCACATTTAGCAGAGTTATAGACCAATGTGGGATAGTTAGCAGTGATATAAGCTGTGGCAGCAGTGACTATGGTTTCTTGTGCAGCATCTAATGTTACTGCGGCTGCTATCAATGCAGTGGTTGATGTCACTGCATTTGTTGCTGTTGGATAATCAATAACTTCTAAATCAATGTCGAGGCCAGCTCCGTTAGTAAATGAAGCCAGCACTGCGCCACCATATGTGGCTGCAAGTTGGAATGTATCGACAGAGCCTACTGTTACCACCCAATATTTTGTTCCGTTGACCAGTCCGTTGGCAGTGGTTCTTGGGATCACTGCATCGCCTACAGCCAATCCGTGAGCAATAGATGTCAGTGTGTTTAATGTGGCTATAGTAGTAACATTGATCTGTGGCGTTGTAGATTCAGTAGAATCGCCTTGTATGATGTTGGTGATTATGTCAACTAATGCGCCTACTGTGGCATTAGCAGCTGAACCACCTGACAAGTTTGTTGAGTCAGTCCATTGAGTAGCAGTGTTGGCAGCAGATTTAGTTACTGTGGTGTTGGCAATGATCTGCTGTACCACTGTTTTTAATCTACCGTAAGCGGCCACAGTAGCAGCTATTTCTGTGCTGTCAATTTGTAGATCAACGCTGTTCTCGCCGTCAAAGTATGCTGTGCCTGCGTTAAGAGTGGCCCATTTTCCGTCATAGGTCAAATCATATATCATAGCATCAATGATAAAACCTACATCCCGCTTGCATTTAGTCTTGCTGTATTTCACTGAACTGAAATTTGCAGTCAAATAAGCAGTGATTTCTTCCTTGATAAATTCTTTGTTTTCACGTATTAGAGTTCGTGCATCACCGAACCCTACCAGGAATACAGTATTATATCCTGTGGGATTCGCAGAACTCTCCATGTGGGTGGTTCCGATTTTAAAATCAATCTGGTGCTGCATTGTTCTAACTAGTCTCTTGATGTCTGTTACTTCTACAGAACTAGCATAAGGAAAGTCAGCACTCTGTGTAGCAGTGTTACCAGATGATTCTGTTACATTTGTTCCAAGAATAATCTGTCCAACCACAGTTTCTAGTCTAGTCAAAGCACCAATGCTGTATTTTGCATCATCTCCACTGGTTAAACTGCCTGCTGGGCCAGCGTTCACAGAACGTTTTTCATCACCTACTAGTGCAGTTTCTACAGGCACAATAATAGGCAATGTTTCTCTGTACTGTCCAGTTTTAATATTAATTGTGTTATTAGGTACACGTCTTGCTGGAAGAGCATCAGTGTCTAAATCTGTAAGAGCTGTAATAACAATGTCAATTAATTCGTCACTAGTTGTAGTAGTTCCAGGTTCGGCCACATAATCAGTGTTGATATATTGAGCGACAATCGCTGTAGAGTCCAAGGCCAGTGTTTGATAAGCAGTGGTTGGCGCTTGATTAGCTAGTACCTTTGCTACTACTAATTTTAATTGTTCGTAGGCTGCAACACCTTCGTCTGCTTCTGCTGCCAGTGTTACATATGGAACACTTTCTTCTCCTGCAGAGAATTCTCCAGCTTCACCAAATGCTCCTAGCAAGCTAAAAGCTGCGGCACGTATTTTTAAGTTGCCGCCGTGGCCTAAATCCCAGATTAATCTATCAATGATAAATCCAACATCTCGCTCACACTTGTATTCGTCATAGTCAAATGCTGATGTAAATGGCGCAATATTGTTAGTGATTTGATAATCAGTCCAGCTGGTAATTTCTTTTTGTATGAATGCTCGATTTAATTCTAGTAGATGTTGTGCGTTAGGATTTCTTGGCCCGTTGTCTATCTGTTCGCAGGCATATCGTATGGTTTTCCACGGCTTGTCTAATGATGCGCCGCAGTCTGGCCAAGGACGATCCTCTCCCTCTGTAGACACGTAATAAACGTGACTAGTGCTGCCCCATGTAACCCATTCTGGAGTACCTGCAGAACTCACACGCAGTACCTGTCCTTCGGTCCCGACTGGTAGTCTTGTTGGGCCTGCACCACCGTAATATACCAAATCACCTGTGGTAGTTAGCACTGAAGCTTCGCTGCCTACAGCTACAACATTCCAATATGTGCCTGTGGCATCAAGGTCTGGGCGACTTAATGCTTGACCACCGCCCTCGGTACCCAATGTAGAGCCATCGTCACCTTCTGATCTGTGTTGTGATACACAGATATAACTGTTTGTTCCATGACTAACTGTATCGCCGGCGTTGTATTCTGTGTCGTCTGCCCATGCGCCTCTCCAGTTCATTCCGGTTGAGATCGCTGCCCAGTATGCTGTGTTTGGTGGCTCCCCGCTGACTGTGGCAGTCATTGATCCGCTGGCATCCGCTGCAACGTTAAATGTTGTTCCGCTGGAAGTGGTGCTGATTGTAATGTAACCAGCTGCTACTGTTTTAACATAATATCTACCACTAGTAAATACTCCTCCGAATGTGGATCCTGTGAATCTCACAGTCATACCAACTACAATTCCTGTAGTTGATGCAGCAGTAAATCGATCATTGGATGCGGTAGCTGCTGTAAATGTATAAGTTGCACTCGGACTATCTGCTATCGCTATGTAGTTGTTGCCGCCGTGTGTGACCACTTCACCTATTTTATAAGAAGTACCTCCTGCCCAACTCTGTTGAAAGCTTAAACCTTCTGCGAACAGATCCCAATCTGTGGTGCCTGTTAGAGGATTTGAATTGAGATGTTGTGTCTTTGACACATAATTGTTGCCGCCGTATTTGACCACATCACCCGGCTGATAGGCAGTAACATTGTTCCAGTTACTTTCATATTCTAAGCCTTCAACATACTGTGCCCAATTTGCAGAATCTCCTGAAAAACTTGCGCCGGCAGAGTGTTGTGTTGTACAGATCCATAGACCAGCACCGTATTTTACAACGTCGTTTAATTTGTAACGAGTGGCTGTAACCCAAGTTCCTAGATATTCTTGTCCTTGTGTATACACTTGCCAACTAGCAGAATTGTCTTCTAATCCTGATGCTGCTGTAGCCGCACTTGTGTGCCCTGTGATACAGATATAGTTAATACCGCCGTATCTAACTATGTCATTTAATTTATATCTTGTTAAAACAGTCCAAGTACCTTTCCAGTCTGTTCCTTCAACAAATTGATTCCAGGCAGCAGAGTTGTTTTCTAATCCTAGAGTAGCTGTGGCTGCGGATGTATGGCCGTCTATGCAAACGTATACTATGCCGCCGTATTTTACTAAATCGCCTTCCTCGTATACTGTAACTGTGGACCACTCATCTCTCCAACGTTGGCCATCGGCCATTAGATTCCATTTGGTCGGATTAATATCCAAATCAACATTGAAATTAGCATTAGCAGTGTGTCCAGTTTGACACAGATACACCTTTCCGCCAAAGCGAACCACGTCATCTTTGTAATAGACCGTGCTTGCACTCCAAGCACCTTTCCAAACAAATCTAATTCTACCTAATTTAAATTCTGCCATCGTACACTCCAGTATCTATATTTATGTTTAATTCACTCTACGGTAAAACATGGTCTGAGCCACATAACCGTAACCTACTCCACTTGCGGATCCAGAGAAGTCTGCAACAACAGGTATGTTTATTGTTAATCCTGCTGTGGATTCAATAGACGTTGGCCCTATCTTAACTGTACCAGCGGTAATACTAGGTGTGAGCAAATCTTCACCACCTACGTTTAATCTACTACTCAAATATGACCTAACTGCTCGCTGTGTAGGTATTATATTATTAGAGTTCTGCAAGAATAGTCCGTCCTTAGAAAATTCTCTAATAACAGCCGTAGATCCTACGTTAATTCCTGCCAATCTTAATTCTGTAAGGCCTGCTAGATCAAAGAACTCTGCAGCGATTGTGATAATACCAGTGCTTTGTTCTACAGCAAATTGTTCTCCTGCGCGGAAGTTACCATCCTGGTCAGTGGATGTATAGAATACCCGTCCACCATTTAGATTTTGAACTTCTTGGAACGGCTGTGTTGTAAAATCGTAGTTTTTATACAACTCAGGATAGTTGGTTTCTAAGAAGTTTCCTGTACCGATATCTAAGAAATCATGACCAGTTATGCGAACCTGGCTGTATTTTTCACGAATCAGTACTTCCATTCCGTGTTCAATAAACTGAGCTATAGTGGAACTAGGACTAATCTGGAATGTAGATCGTGTAGTTCCATCTGGTAGTAGTTCCTCATTGATTCCTACTATAACCGCTACTCTATACGATGAACTACCAGCGATATAAAACTGTGCGCCTGGTCCAGGCATCACTGTGAGGCCGTCTACGGTAAGAAATTTTCCAACAGGAGTTTTATCTGCAAATCCATCACCAGTGACAACAATGCTAGTGGTGCTGGTTTTGTATGAAACACCCTTGGATACAAATGTCGGTTGGGCCAATGAACCATCGGCTAACCTTGGTCTAAACGTTGGGTCGTCAGTGTTATTGGGATCAGTAACGGTTAGTGTAGGGGCTGAATCGTAGCCGCTGCCTGGTTCCCAAATTTTAATCGAGCCAACTGTGACACCACCTAATACAATTCTTCCTAGTGCTCTAGCACCTGTGTAAATTTTATTAAACGTGTAAGAAGTCGTACCGGGCAAGGCAAGCCAAGTTGGTTTGTTGTTTGACAAGGTGCTATCGCCTAGTGTGATATCTGGATTTCCAAAAGCTACCACTCCCCAGTTTTCTGCAGATGTTAGTGTTCTCGGAGTCCACACTATACCGTCATATGATGTTGCTGCATATGTAGTAATTCCGGCAGTTGGATCTGCTCCGATATCTCTAGAGCCCGTATCTCCTACTGCAAAGAAAACTCCTTGTCCGTATCTAATCTGCTTCCAGTTATGTGCTGTAGATCCGTCCTGCGATGGCATGGTAGCTGGGAGCCATGAGAACCCATCGAAACTATACGCTACATCACCGGTAGAAGAAATAGCAACAAATCTTCTGTTACCGTATGCAACACTGACCCAGTCTTTCGATGATGAATCAGCAACCACATCCATGATAGTGCCTTGCCAAGACAGAGCTGTTCCGTTCCAGGTGCCTACCGCAGCTATGTTGCTGGAGTTGGCAACGGCCACAAACACGTTTGATCCAAACGCAACATCTACGTATTCGTTTAAAGTAGAATCACCAAATGTAGGCAATGCAGAAAATGTCCAAGATGTGCCATTGATAGAATATGCTGCAGAATTTAAATTATCTGCTACTGCTACAAATATCCCTGTACTTGCTGTTGATGGCTTTCCGTAAACAGCACCTGACCAGTTTCTCGAAGCCGGCATAGTTTGTAAGGTCCAATCTATACCATTGGTGCTACTAGCAGCATCTGAGCTGCCGTATTTAACTGCAACAAATTTATTGTTGCCTGCTGCAAGACATTTCCAGTTTCCGTCATTTGGTAGATCACAAACAATAAAATTTTCGCCGTCGGACGAGTATCTGCCAAAATGGCCTGATGTTGGAGTAATTACAAATCTACCACTGGCAGCAATTAAACTGGTGTCAGCTATCACATATGTTACAACTGAGTTGGTGCTGTCGTCTGAAATATCAGTGACTGTTAATACAATGTCATGCTCTACTATTGTGCCGCCGACATCGTTGCCGTTGATGGTTATTATATTGCCTACAGCGTATCCTGCACCGCCGTCGGTCTGTGTAATCGAATAAGTTCTTCCTGTTTTTACTACTGTGAATCTAGCAGGTGCTGGCACAACTTCTACAGTAGTGCCTGTGCCAACAGTTCCTGATACATTAGTAAATGTTTGGCTGGTTTCTCCATATACCACAGCTGCCCAAGCGCCGGCAGTGGCAAATGTAACAGTGGTAGCGGTAAATCCTGGTGCGCTAAATGTAGGTCTTGGTTCAATACGATATCGTGTGCCTGTGGTCAATAATGTCGCCGATGGCGTGCCTGGTAACACGTGATCCCATCCGGGCAAATCATCACTTTCTCTATACACTGTACAAACTTTGGTGCCGCTGTTGTAGGCTTGTACATATGCATATTGTCCTGTTCCTTCTCCGGATATGATCAGGATCCGCATGCCTAATATCTGTGCTTCAGTGGCCGATTCTGCAGAGGCCAGTGTTATGGTTGTTGGGCTACCAGACTGTGCTTGGTTACCTCGTTGTGTAAATCCAGTGCCGCCAGTAAGCACTTGACATTCAAACATAGAGTTGTCTCGGAATTCTTCTTGTATGGCTACAGCTCCTGAACCGGAACTTGTTATAGCATATGAGGCTGTGGTATAATTTTGTCCGCAATTTGAAAATTCTAATCCTAAGATAAAGTCTAAAATCTCTCCAGCGTAGGCAGCGGCCACCACTGCCTGTTCAGTTTGTGTATTAACAGATCCGTATCTCACAGTTTCAGTGGGGTCGATTCCGTCAGCAATTGCCCCAAAATCACCGTAAGAACTATTACCGTTGGTTGCACGAATGATACCACCATTTTGGGAAAACATTCCTATATGTGCATAATAACTAAACACGGATACTAATTCTCCGCGGCCGCCGTTTAACATCCATGCACCTATGCCGTCTGATATTACCTGTGTAAAATCATTAGAAACTATTGATTTGTTTCCTCCGTTGTGCAATGCTCCGTCAACTTTTTGTCCTACAGCGCCTGTGCCAATGGTGGTGACGTTTTGAACATAGCAACTTCTATTGATAATCCAGGTTCTTTCGTCGGCTGGACCCCAACCTGGATCAAGACTCACAAATGCACCTGCGGTAGGAATACTATAGACATTGCCTGCGGCTATTGCAGGCAGTGTACCTTCTAGACCTCTAAGAGTCATGTTTCTAATACCAGTGGTATCTCTCACATAAAACATATCTTCGAGCTGACTGCCGATGACTTTGTTAGCATACCATTTTGCTTCTAACACAGATTTGTAATTTCCAGGATATTGCAAATCATATTGCACAGCGTTAATCAGTCTATCTATATCTGTGCTCCACTGTTCTAAATCATAGATATAAAGTGCATAGGTATTGGCCATCCATGCTGCAGATTCTGCTTTAATCACTGCTCTATTTGCTTCTAATATATTGACAGCTACTAATCTTCCGCCAGCTGTTAATGTATTTGAGCCAGTTACTGCTGGCATTGCGCCACTATCATTTACTTTGTACTCTATAACTGAAATTATGCTAGACCACAAAGAGTTAACTATTGCTGCTTCGGTAGCTGTGGCTGCACCGGCAGTAATTTGTGATATATTGTTACCCAACGACAAATTTGCATTGAGTCCTTGAATAATATTACCTAGCTTAGTTCCTATATTGATTATGCTTTCTAAAAATTTGTCTGTATCTTGAACGTATTCTGCAACAGGCTCACTGGCACGTATAGACACTGATCGCAACTCTTCTCCTATGATTGCGGTTCTAGCAGGAACAATCATAGGACATAATTCTTGATATTCTCCAGTAGAGACCTGTATCGAAGTTGTACCAGAATACCCATCGTTGGCTTTTTCCAATGCAAATTTCACAGTACGATATGGTTTAAAATAGTTTACGCCTCGCTGGGGATCGTCGTTATCAACACCTGTGGTTGCAACATAATATATTCGGTTTAAAGTACCCCAATTGGTGTAATCTAGGTCACCTTGATTGTTTTCAACATACAACAATTGATCTTCTGCACCGATAGGTACGCTGATGTTCCCGTAGGTACTGCCGTCACCTAGTGTAAAAACTGTACTGCCATCTTCTAAAATATTTCTTCTAAGTCCAAACGATAGTATGTCACCTTTAACTGTTAATGCATTACTTTCATTGCCCGTTACTAACGTGGTCCAATAATCTACACCCTCACCATTATCGCCAGGAGAATTTTCAAAAGAACTAAAGTGGGGAGTACTGGCAACATATGTTACACCTCTAAAATAAGCAATATCATATAGATTATAATATTGATTGTCTCTCCAACCCCCTGTAATATTCTGCGCAGCAATCACTACTTGCCAATTAGATGTGTCCAACGATCTCAATGAGCTGTCATCAGTGAATTGATTGGTCAAGCTAACCCACAATGCTCCACCTCTCCTTACTACATCACCTTCTTGGTATTGGATACTACTTTGAGCATCGTATTCTCCACGGAATCTTATTCCTTTGGCCACAACGGTCCAATTAGGATCGCCTGGACCGTAATCGTATAGTAGAGACTGACCGGGCTGGTTGTTTAAATTATTTGTGGCGGCCACATAAACTACACCGCCGTGTCTAACTATATCACCTATGGCATAATAGGTTGACGAATTCCATTGATTATCAAATTCAAATCCAGAAAGATATGTTTGAAAATTTACGTTTGTAATTTGAGACGACGATGTATGTTCAGTGATACATTTTAATATACTACCTCCGTATTTCACTAGATCATTTTGTCGATATCTGGTTGAAGGTTGGTATCCTCCGACATATGTATAATTTTCAACAATCACAGACCATGTTTCTGCTGTGCTGTCGTCATTTGCATCATTGTTGCCTATTATAATACCTTCAGAGGCTGTGCCTGAAGTATGTTCTAAGGTACATTGATAGGTATAGCCGTTGTATCGCACAGCATCACCCACACTGTATCTTGTGCTAGCAGTCCATGTATTTCTAAAATTATGTCCGGTAGCAAATATTTCAAATTTATCTGCATTTGTATTAAAATATGTTGACGATTCGTGACTAATTATACACAGGTATAAATTTCCTCCCGAAATTACCAACACTCCCGGATCATATCTGGTACTGCTTGCCCACTGACCAAGGAACTTTCTGCCTTCTGTGGTTTTTGTCCAGGCCGGCACTGCATCTGTTTCACCGGCGGGCGTGTATGATTGATCAGTGACAAACACAGTTGGAGAATGCTGTCTAATACACACCCAAGAGGATCCTTGATAATAGACCACATCATCTTTATAATATGTGGCTACGGTGGTATCCCAGTCACCTGTCCAGGTATATCTAAATCGTGTTATCTTAAACTCTGCCATTTCTTGATCCTAGTTTATGAACTTATTCCGGTCGGATATGAATATCCTCTATTAATTCTCATAATGAACATCCCTTCGCTGTCAACATAATAAAATAATGATCTATTATCCCATTTGTATTGTGGATAATACATGTTTTCTTTTGGAGTTTCATGGGTTGAATCAATGCCGTCAAAAAAATCAACTCCAACTTCAAAATCTTCAAAATCTTCTTCTGGAGGTCCGGGGATATTTAATTCGTAAGCATCCAGATCTGTAATCTGATCGCTTCTAACTAAAAATATTTCTCCATCTTCGTTTCTTCGAAGAGCATACCAATAGCGAGGAGAGTCTCCTAATGACTCGGATGGTGTTGTACCTAGATAATATGAACTTGATATTCCTGCCATGATCCGCTCCTTAAGATATCTCTACGTAACTGATAGTGGCATCTACACTGTCAGCGGTGTTTGTTACAATTCGTAATTCTGTGTTTTCTGGAAGGATCAATTTTTCACCTTGAGTTATTACCTTCACACTGGTATTTGGAGGAATAGACAATCCTTTGACATAATATGAAGAAGTGGTATCTGCTCCTATTACTTGTATGTCTACTACCACAGTATCGTATTCCGTAACGTTGGCTAGATTACAACCGATCACTGTGGCTCTAACCCCGCCGCCAATTTCTACCACATCTGTGGGATTAGTTCCTATTTGTGTAACTAGTGCGTGTTTAAATACTGTTGGCATTTTATTATCCTAGTGTAAGTGCTAGTTGTGCTGCGATGTCGTTGGCTTCTGCAACAGATACAGCACCTGCTGCACCTGCAGGACTTGCCCAGTCTGCTCCGTCCCAAATTTCTAAAGCAGCAGAATCTGTGTTAAATCGTGTCATCCCTAACACAGCATAAGCAGTTGGTCTAGTCGCATCTGCTCCCACAGGAGGTACAAATCCGTTGGTGCCTTGTATTTTAAAATAGCCAGTGCCAGTTTGAGCAATTTGTGATACCGCGTTTGACACCACGTTAGTAATCACATTATCAACTATACGAAAGTTGCCTAATCTTACGCCACCTGCACCGTTGCCGTCAAGATACAGATCTTGTCCAGTGGTTGTTGTAATTTCATTGTCGCGGAACATCAAATTTCCAACATCAAGTGTTGGAACTGTTATTGCAGTGGTGTAAAGATTATAAGAGTAAATAGCTCTCCAACGATATGCCACAGAACCCAAATCGTAAGTGTTATCAGTTTCAGGTACTAGATCACTGCGGATGCTGGCGTTGATTACAATGTTGTCTGTGAGTGCATCACCGATGGTTATATTACCACCGATGACTATATTTCCAGTGGCATTGACGTTACCTGTGACCACAAGATTGCCAGTGATATTGGTGTTGGATATGATATTAACTGTACCGGTGCCATTCGGGTCAAGCTCTATACTGCTGTTGCTGACCGTGGTTGAAATAGTGCTGCCTTGAAGTTGCAGATCATCTATCTGTAGTCTTGAATGATAAACAGTGGCTTCGCCTGCAGCCGCTGAGAAATTTATGGTGTTGGAATCACTGGTTATGGTATTACCAGTAAAGTGTAGGTTACCAATGTTCAGTTGATTGTCTACGGTGATGTTTGTGGAACGAGTGTGTCCGTTAACATCTAGGTCAGTGGTAGGGGCTGCTGTTTTTATCCCGATACGAGAGTTCACAACATCCAGATAGAGTAAGTCTGTCTCAAAGGCTAAATTCTCACCCGCACGGAGTAAGTTAGACTTTAAGAGCTGACCGGAAATACGACCAATAGCCATGTGCTCTCCAATAACCCCGGTGTTTCACCGTTAACCAGATTTTCAGCTCACGCTCTTTGTCGGTTTACCACAGTCGGATCTTGCAAAAATGGTCGTTCCTGCAATTAAAGTTATTTATCAGTTTTGAAGAATTATCCTAGCATGAGGGTGTAGACGTGGCTGAGATCTTCCATGATTTCTTGGGTAACTTCAATACCTCCACCAGTGCTTACTGCCCACACTGCGCCATCATAACATTCAAGATATTCTAGATCTGTGTTCCAACGAGTTTCGCCTATTTCCGGACTTGCTCTTCGATCAATGTCTGGCCCAGCAGGTATTATCATTCCGTTAGTGCCTGCAAACAGATAATAACCTGTGCCTGTACCTGCTACGGTCAGAGCAGTGTTACTGAGATTTTGTATGTATTGATTACTGGTATCTGGGGTATCCAGTGCGAATTTTGAAATAGTGGTTGAGGTATGTAGATATAGATCAGTCGACGATGCTCTTTGATAAATGCCTTCAGTGTATGATAAAGAACTAGGATAGTCAATAACAAAAGTCATTGTCGAAACATCCCAAGCTGTGCCTAGAGTATAGTTTCTTATAAATGTGTTTGATCCGTTGCTTATAATGGCCCAAAATACAGTTCCGTCGTCATTAAACGCTTGACCTGTAGCATAATATCCTGCAGGTAGTGAGAAAGTATATGTTGTTGGTCCAGTCATACCAACTATTGTCCAAGCTGTCACACAGGTGTATACCTGAAATGATACTTGACTTACCACAGTGTTCCAATTTATTTCATAAAATTTTGTTCCGTCAGAGTTGAACCAAGGTTGAGATAACACACCTATTCCAATATTTACTTTGTTGATATGGCTAGCCGTTGTTATATTCCAAGGGGTTGATAAACTATATTCAAAAACAAAAATATTAAAATTAAAAAATCCACCACCGGCGCCCATAACCCAAAATTTTGTGCCGTCGTATTTAAAATAGGGTCCCATATTGTTTAACGTCCCCATACCTCCAACGGTTATAGCATTTAGATCTTGAATTGAAAAGGTTGTATGATCTCCGATTGACGAAATATCCCATGGCGTCGATAGAGGATAAGAAACCACGTTGCGACTGTTATAAGAAAATGCCACAGTTCCGTCAGATTTAAAAAATATTCCTCTTAGAGTTCTTGCTGTGGCCGGGGCACTTAACATTTGTCCGGACGAGGCTATACCGTAGATTATATCTCTATAAAACTTCAGTGATTCAATGTCTGTAATATCTGTATCTGGACTTAACAATATATCTTCGTTAGATTGTATAGTTGATATTTTATTTAAAACACCATCTATAGTTATTTGATCACTGATCGTAGCAGACAGTGGTATAATACCGCTTCCGGGCCACGCTCCGTCGGTGATGTACTGCCATTGTGGCGAATGCAGCTCTGCCCATCTACGTTGTGATGAATCTCCAGCATCTGCACCCATGGCGTATGTTACATCATCACCAGGTATAATGCTCTGTGTAAAATCGGTGTTTATGGTCACTGTATCGATGGTCTGATCACCGATGGTCAGTGTGCCTAGACCTGTAAGATTTCCACTCATTGAAATATTACCGCTGACTGCAAGGTCTCCGGTAATATTGGTGTTAGCCATCAACTCAACTGTGCCGGTGCCGTTAGGGTCTAACACTATGTTTGAGTTTGATACGCTAGATATAAGATTGCCATCTAGTACAAGATTAGCTGTAGCAAGTCTATCATGAAAGATTTCGCCACCGCCATTAATATAAACATCAATGCCGCCCACACTAGTGGTAATAGTTTCTGGAGAATTAAAACGTAAATTACCCGGAGCAAGTTGGGTGACCGCTGTGAGTTCGTTGGTGTAGATGTTGTTGTTTACATCAAGATCGTATACAGGAGTTGAATCTTTAACTCCAATCCTCAGATTGTTTACATCGATGTATAATAGATCAGTTTCAAACGCAAGATCAACACCGGCACGTAGTAGATTGTCTGTGAGTACCTGTCCGCCTATGCGCCCCAATTGACTCATGGTTAGTTGGCGTATCCGTAGTATACAGTTACGTAAACTGGATTACCGCCCCCTCCTGTGCTTGGTACTGCTGATGTAAATGTAATATAATATCCAGCAATTCGAACTGTTCCAGAGCCTGTAGGTGTTGCTCCACTTTTTGTGAATACTGTGCCTACGGTGTTTGCTCCTGCACCAAACGATGTAAATGTTGTGGTTCCTACTGAAGTGATTACATAACTGGTACCATTATTGCCACTACTTAATGCAGTGGCGTTGATTTCAGCGCCTGTGCCTGTGCTTGTGGGATTTTGATTTATTGTAAAGTTTGTGGTAGAAATCTGCATGACGTTTTCTACCAACACAAGTACGTTGTCTGCGCTGGCAGCGTATGATGCCGCAAAGGTGGTGTTCAACGGTCCAAAAATAGTAGATACACCGTCACCAGGGCCCAGTGTTTGTTTGGTAATAGCAGCAGCAAATGGACTGGCCACTGTGACCCAAGCGCCTCCTACATAGGCTTCTAGTGCAGGAATTGTTGTATTGTATCTAATTGTACCGTTGGCATCTGTGGGCTGACGAACACTGGTCAACTGTGGACGTTGTGCAGTTGTGCCTTTGGGCAGCATCATGCCACCGTTGGCGTTAACTACTACTCTATTACCAGGACCATTGCCAGCTGGATAGTAAATTAACGCACGATCGTTGATGCTGAACTGCGAAATATTTTTGGTCTTTAGGAATTTCATACTGCTAGAACACTCACAGTAACAGCTAACCTCGCAGACGATGATGTTCCGACCCATATAGCATCACCACTGGCCAACACCATGCGTTCTTCTGAGAAGAACACAGTTTCGCCTGCAGGCACAACTAAACTACTAACTACAAGATTTCCAGGGCCATAACTCAGTCCGCTTCTTACCACGTATATATTAACTGTGACTGAATTAGTTGTTTCGTCTGCAGCATCCGGTGCTAGTGTGTTGCACAATGCTATGGTAGTCACAGCATTTTCTCTACCCGTTACACCGCCTGCGATTGGACCGCCTGTGGTTGAACTGGTAAAAACTTTTACAGGTACTGCAACACTGGTAGAATCAATCAGTGATAGTGTGCCTTCTGGGGTTTCATAATTTCTTATCATATGTGTCTCTTAAAATAGCATGCTGAATACCAGTGCTTTGTTTTTACTTATCAACTCGCCGTTCTGTTTAGCTACTTCTGCGCTGTCATTGACAAAATATAATCCGGTGGTTCCTATACTAGGCGCAGCAGCATACAACAACACACTGTTTGACACGTAGCTGGGAACCACTCCAATGTTTTCTACTTGGATTGCATAGTTGGTTTGTAGTTTGCCTGTGCCCTGTGTTCGAACATAGATGTTTTCGTTGGTGATACTGGCTCTAGAAGTTATTTCATTGCGATCAGGCCCACCGCCAACTTCTAAATCGCCTATTTCAAATCTATTAGTATAGAACTGTCCTACCAAAGCATTGTCAACAATGATACTCACCGCACTTTCACCGTAGGTGCTGTGAGTAGTTGTGGCTGTGAAATAGGCTAGAGAGCCAGCTGTACCCGAAGTGTTAGGTGTTATTTCTTTATCTGCAATAACAACCTTGGTGTCTTGACTTTGTGGTGCTACAATCTGAAATGTGGGATTGTTTTGAATAGCGTCATCTACATATTTTTTATTAGGAAGATCATCATCGTGTGTGACTTGAGCTTCATAGGTTGTAGTACCTATGACTTTGACTACTCCTGTGCCTGTACCTATAAGGGTAAGGTCGCCTGAATCAGTGGTGCTGTTTGTAAGTATCTGTTTGAGTCTTAGACTGCTAGCATCAAAGTTAAACGGACCAGGTGCTGACCCGTGTGCCAGTATCCATGAGTCGGTGCTTTCATCATAGAGAAAGCTGGCATTGTTCTGCGGTGTTACTGCAGATGTGTTGCCACGTTCAATTTCAATACCTGAATATATCAGTGATACACCTGGACCAACTTCTCCGGTGTTCAGCGAGATAATGTTGTCTTCGATGGTCAAGTTAGTGGTGCTGATATTAAAGGTATCACCTTCAACCACAAGATTGCCAGTGACTCTAACCAACCCGCCACTCGCAGCAGGGCCAGTGTCAAGTGTTATCTTGGCACCATCGCCTGCTCGAATGTTGTAGTCACCGTTGACTCTGAGAAACTGTCCCATTTACGGTCCTAGATTATAGTGCAACTAATAAAATATCGTCTGATCCAGAGTCGTCTGCCATATACCATTTGTAACGAATGCCACTAAAATCTGTAGCTATACGCTTGGTCAACTTCCTAATTCTACGACCGTTGGTGGCTTCACTAGCATCAGCAGCTACACGACCTGACATCACCATTTCGCCTGTTGATAGTTTGTCGTTGTCTTTGTTGACCAATCTACATAGTCCTGTTGCACTATCTGATACATCAAACACTCTATATGCTCTTGTACCTGCTTGTTTAAGAATATACACATCATCTCTGATTGTACCGCCGATATTAGCAACAACTCTAATACCTACATTAGTTGATGCATATGTGCCAAAAACTTGAATACCGTTTACATCTCTTTTTACTGGACGTCCCATTTGATTTCTCCTTTATTTGACGTTCTAGGTCTACGCGGTGGGTACCGCATAATAAATTCTAGATACTTTATTTATCCGCGGCTCAGTAGACTCATCAGTTCCATTTTTTCCACTGTGGCTAATACCGTGTTGATAGTGTCGATTTCTAGTTGTGCTTTTTCCAAGTAACTGCGATTCTTGGTCTGTCTGTACATGACCATTATTTTACTGTGCGCAGTAATGTGATGATTTATTATTTTTTCAATGCGTTGCACATCATGAATAAACATAGGAAAGCGATGTCGCCATGCCGTAAACTGTTCACGAAGTTGTTTGAAATCCTGTTCTGATTCTACTTTCATCCTGATATTTAAGTCAAACAAAAAGCACCCGAAGGTGCTTTTTGAACTTTCACTATACGTATTACAGATTAAGCAAAACGTAGGTTAGCGGATGTTACAGCAACAGTCGCTAGGTAGTCAGCTGCGTTACCTAGAGAAGAAGCTGTATTTGTCAACTCAACATAACCATAACGTGTCATGAATGACACGACTGGTTCGAAAGTTGCTGGGTCAAGAACAACACCACTGCTCATCAATGGAATGTATGGGCAATAGAATGCTGC